TATACCTAATATAAGAAAAATACAAGGTGTCTTAGAACATGTTATAAAAGAAAAAAGATCGTTGCTTATAGTGGCATCTCTTGATCAACAACCTTTTTCTGCATTACTTATGAATAAAGTAAAAGGAAATATAAAAGTAAACATTGTTGATCTACCAGGTTTTGGTCCTACAAAAAGAGACACTATAGATGATCTTGCTGCACTTACTGGTGCTTATGTTGTAGATGAAGAATTAGGCGATGATTTAGATTTAATACAACCTGCTGTTCTTGGCGAATGTAATAAAGCTGTAACAGATAATGATAATACGGTTATTACAATAGATGAAGTGCCAGAACAAGCAAAAGAAAGGATAGAGCTTGCTGAAAGTAAATTAGCTGAAGAAAAAAATCCTTACTTAAAGAAAAAAATAGAGCAAAGACTTTCAATGCTTTCCGGGTCTGTAGCAATTGTAGAAGTAGGTGCACAGAGCAAAGTTGAATTGAAAGAAAAGAAAGATAGAGTTGAAGATGCTATTTATGCTACTAAAGCTGCTTATAAAGAAGGCATTGTACCTGGTGGTGGTGTAGCATTACTTAATGCGGCTAAAAACATAGTACCTAAAAGCTTAGGTGAAATGGCATTATTAAAAGCTTGTTTAGCTCCATACAATACAATACTATCAAACGCAGGAATAGAAGAACCTGAATATCCTAAAATAAAAGGTAGAGGTTTTGATGTTGTAGCAAATAAAGAAGTTAATATGGTAAAAGCAGGTATCATTGATCCTGTACTTGTAACCAAGACTGCTTTAAAGAATGCCGTTAGTGTTGTTACTACTATAATTAGTGCAAATTGTGTAATATCTAATATAAGAATTAATGAGGGCAATAAATAATTTTATAATAATTGAGCCTATCAAAGAAGAACCTAAAAAGGTTGGTGGATTAATTCTTACAGATAAGCTCAACGAAGACGTTAGATATATTAAAGCTAATGTTATAAGTGTGGGTAATGAAACACAAGGTGTAAAACCTAATGATACTATTTTTTATGACAGACATGCAGGACATGATATTGTGCACAACGATAAAAGATATAAGGTTATTAGACTTGGAGATATAGTGGTTGTAGAATGAAACTATCAGCTACAGATCTTAAAGATATGCAGCTTTTTAAATACTACAGGCTCGTAAGAAAATGGGCATGTAAAACATACGGTATTAAAGAAGCTGATTTAGAACTACTGATATATTTAGAATCTGTAAATATATTCAGTATCAAAGATTTTAAAGACGCGGTATATGCTTATTCATGGGATAAAGATCGTTGGGAAAGATTACGGCGAGAAGGATGGATAGATATATGGCGTAAAAGAAATATGACGACGATGAAGTACAGTTTGTTTAAAGTTTCCTTTAAAACAAAACAAATGACTTCAAGAGTTTACAGGGTGTTGCTTGGTGATGAAAATATACCAGTAACCGAAAAGAGTGTTTATTATAAAAACAAATCGTATACGGACAAGGTTTTTAACAAAGCAGTGGACGATATGATAAAAGACAAAGAAAGATGAGAAAACTATTTATTATTTCAGCTTTCTTTTTGGCTAGTTGTTCTTCAGGAAAAGTCGTGTATTCCGAAGATATAACAGCTAGGACTCAGTGGATTGAGTCTAACATTGATAACCCAGTTATTAATGTGATCCAGAAAGTTTATGCTAATGACGATATTGAAATCGTTATTAAAAAAAAATACACGACCGATCACGTTAAAATAAAGCAACGTAACAGTAAACGTATTATTAACAAAAAAACTATTAAAAATGCCATACGGTAAAGGAACTTACGGTTCAAAAAAAGGAAGACCATCAAAGGCAGCAAAAGCAAAAGCTAAAAAAAATATGACAGCTGCTGAAAAGAAAAAATTAATGGCTAAAAAGAAAAAATAATGGCAAGTAAGAATGCACCATCAAGAAAAAAATCATTAGGCTATTATGCTAAAGTTAAAAAAGGTGGAGGTACCGGTTCTAAAGCAGGAGGTGGTATGACCAAGAAAGGGGTTGCTAAATACAGAAAAGACAATCCAGGAAGTAAATTGAAAACTGCTGTAACTACACCACCATCTAAACTTAAAAAAGGTAGCAAAGCATGGAAGAGGAGAAAATCATTCTGTGCACGTTCTAAAGGCTGGACTTCAGAAAGAGGTAAAGCGGCAAGAAGAAAATGGAATTGCTAATAACAAAAGCTAATGCCAAAGAAAAAATTTAATGAAACAAAAGTTGGAGCTTTTATATTAAATAAAGTTCCAGATTTTGCAGCTAAGTTATTACCAGATAAAGGTGTACTTGGTATGGTCAAAAACTTAATTGATGATGATCCTAGTATACCACCTGAGGCTAAAATACAAATGCATGAAGAATTAGTAGAGCTTTACAATCTTGAAGTTGCGGATAGAGATTCTGCAAGGAAGAGAGAAGTAGAGATTGCTAAAACTAAAAAGTTTGATTTAATGTTTAACCTTACTGGTCTCACTGGTTTAGGTGCTTTTTGTTTTATTATCTATGCTATTGTATTTTTAGAAATACCAGAAAATAATAAAGAAATATGGATTCACCTTATTGGTATATGTGAGGGTATTGTACTTTCTATATTTGGTTATTTTTTTGGTAGTGCAGTACGACAAAATAAATAAATATGAATTTAATTAGGAAAATAAGCATTGGCAGAGATTATAAAGATGCTGCAATGCACTATGCTGTAGGCCAGGAAGTATATGGTGGACATACAATTTGTGATATTGTAGAGGAAGATGAAAAGTACCGTATATATATAAGAAAAGGTAAAGATGTTATACCTTGGAAAGATTTTAATAAGAACATGGCTATCAGTGTAGAATTTAATTTAGAATATTAATGCGAAGTTTATACAGCTTTATAATCAAACCAAAATACCAAAGAAGCGACAATACCAAAAAAGTAGATGATATAGATTTAATATTAAATACTGATATGCAAAACCACGAGTTTGTAAGTCGTATAGGTATTGTACTTGAAACACCAATTAATGAAAAGACCGGTATAAAAAAAGGAGACGAAGTAATAGTACATCATAATGTTTATAGGAGATTCTACGACATTAGAGGCAATGAACAAAACAGTAAATCGTTTTTTAAAGAAGATCAGTTCTTTGTATACACAGATCAAATCTTCATGTACAAAAGAAAAGACCAATGGCAACCGTTAGAAGGTTTTTGTTTTGTAAAGCCTATAGTAAATAAAGATAATTTTTCAACTAATAAAGAACACGAGCTTTTAGGTGTTATAAAATATTTAGACAAGAAATTATTAAATAACGGTATAAAGAAAAATGACCTTGTAGGATTTACTCCTAATAGCGAATATGAATTTATCATAGACGACGAAAGATTATACAGGGTGCCAACCGAATCAATTTGTATTAAATATGAATATCAAGGAGAAGAAGAAGAGTATAATAATAGCTGGCTACAAAGCAGTTGAAGAACTTATAAAAGTAGCTGAAGAAAAAATTATAACTAACACAGAAGATGATGTTAGTGCAGACAGATTAAAAAATGCTGCAGCTACAAAAAAATTAGCAATATTCGATGCTTTTGAAATATTAAATAGAATAACAGAAGAAGAAAATATGCTAAGTGATAAGCCAAAGAAAGAAGAAGAAAAAAAATCATTTAAAGGTTTTGCAGAAAGAAGATCTAAGTAATGGCATATCAACAGAAATTATATAAAGTAGTTGAACCTATAAGGCTTACAGATATTCACAGGCTTAATAAAAAGAAAGCTTGGGAGTACGGTTATAACAAAGAATATGATATTGTTGTTATAAGTAAGACAGGACAAATAGGAGAAATATACGAAATACAAAACCTAAAGATCGCTTTACCAAAAGAAGCGAACGTGTATAGCAAACACGACAGGTGGGTACCATTTGAATATCCTAAGGAGTTAAAACAAATAGCAAGCATATTTGATTGGAGAAACTACCCGGACGATTTTAAAGACAAATGGGAAGATTATATAAATGAAGAATTTGAAAGGCGCGAAAAAGGCTTTTGGTTTACTAATAAAGGCAAGTCTACTTATATTACTGGCACGCATTATATGTACTTGCAGTGGACCAAGATTGATGTTGGGCGACCAGACTTTAGGGAAGCAAATAGATTATTCTTTATATTTTGGGAAGCCTGCAAAGCAGATGTTAGATGTTACGGAATGTGCTACCTTAAGAACAGGCGTTCAGGGTTTTCGTTCATGTCTTCTGCAGAGACCGTTAACCTCGCTACAATTACATCAGACTCAAGATTCGGTATTTTATCAAAGTCAGGTTCTGATGCTAAAAAGATGTTCACGGATAAGGTCGTACCCATATCGGTTAACTATCCATTCTTTTTTAAGCCGATACAAGACGGTATGGATAGACCGAAATCTGAATTGGCATATAGAGTACCTGCGTCAAAACTCACCAGGAAATCTATACAAAACAAAGAACAAGAAATACTCGAAGGTCTTGATACAACTATAGACTGGAAAAATACAGGTGACAACTCATATGACGGTGAAAAGCTTGCATTATTAGTACATGATGAAAGTGGTAAATGGGAAAAGCCTGATAACATATTAAATAACTGGCGAGTTACAAAAACGTGTTTAAGACTAGGTAGTAGGATTATCGGCAAGTGTATGATGGGTTCAACATCAAATGCTTTAGATAAAGGAGGTAATAATTTTAAAAAGTTATATTACGATTCAGATGTCAAAAAAAGAAACCAAAATGGACAAACTCGCAGTGGATTATATAGTTTGTTCATACCTATGGAATGGAACTACGAAGGATTCATTGATTCTTTTGGATTACCTGTCTTCGATACACCACAAAAAGCGGTTGAGGGACCGCTGGGAGAGATTATTGATATTGGCGTAATAGAGCATTGGGAAAATGAAGCTGCCGGTTTAAAAGATGATCAAGACGGTTTAAATGAATTTTACAGGCAGTTTCCAAGAACAGAAGAGCATGCTTTTAGAGATGAAACTAAAAACAGTTTATTCAACCTAACTAAACTGTACGAACAAATAGATTATAACGACGGAAGCCGCTACTCTAATTTAGTTACTAAAGGTAACTTTCAATGGGAAAATGGTATACAAGATTCAAGAGTTATTTTTGCACCTGACACGTCCGGAAGGTTTAATATATCTTGGGTTCCGTCTATAAATCTTCAAAATCGTGTGATACTAAAAAATGGCGTAAAGTACCCAGGTAATGAGCATATAGGTGCTTTTGGATGTGACTCTTACGACATTTCTGCTACAGTAGATAAAAGAGGTTCAAAAGGTGCACTCCATGGGCTTACAAAGTTCAGTATGGAAGAAGCACCTTCTAACATGTTTTTTTTAGAATATGTAGCACGGCCTCAAACCGCTGAAATATTTTTTGAAGATGTATTGATGGCTTTAGTATTTTACGGTATGCCTATACTTGCTGAGAACAATAAACCAAGATTACTTTATTATTTAAAGAAAAGAGGTTACAGGCAGTATTCAATGAATAGACCAGATAAAACTTTTACAAAATTATCGGTTACTGAAAAAGAAATAGGCGGTATACCAAATACAGGTGAAGCAATAAAACAAGCTCACGCAGCAGCAATTGAATCTTATATACAAAAATATGTAGGATTAAAAGATGATGGAGAATACGGTGATTGTTATTTTAACAGAACACTTAATGATTGGGCTGGATTTGATATAAATAATAGAACAAAATACGATGCGGCTATAAGTTCTGGTCTTGCGATTATGGCTTGCAATAGAAATTTATATAGACCAACAGAACAGAAAACAACTAAGAAATTAAATTTTGGATTTAAAAAATATAATAATTCAGGTGCTATTTCAAAAATAATAGAATAAATGCAAAAGACTTTACCAAGAGGCATATTCCCTAGCCAAGCTGTTAGTGACGCTGAAAAAGCCAGTTCCGCTTATGGAATGGAAGTAGCTAAAGCTATTGAAGGAGAATGGTTTAGAAGAGACAATGGGGCTACAAGATATTATGCCAATAGAGATAACTTTCATAGATTAAGATTATATGCAAGAGGGGAGCAGTCTATACAAAAGTATAAAGATGAATTATCAATTAATGGTGATTTATCTTATCTTAATTTAGACTGGAAGCCGGTACCTATTATACCTAAGTTTGTAGATATTGTAGTAAACGGTATATCTGATAGAATATTTGATCTTAAAGCATATTCTCAAGATCCAGCATCTATTAAAGAAAAAACAGATTACTTAGACTCTATAGTTAAAGACATGCAAAACCGAGAGCTTTTTGAAATGGTTCAAGAGCAGTTTGGTTTAAACATGTTTAATAACGACCAAGATGAACTTCCTGAAACAAGTGAAGAATTACAATTGCACATGCAGCTTGATTATAAGCAATCAATTGAAATAGCAGCAGAAGAAGCAATTAATAATGTATTAGATCATAACAAGTATGAGCTTTTGAAAAGACGTCTTGATTA